GGCAGATGAAACAGTTTCCTAAAGCAGCTAAAGATCCTAACAGTAGATTGAGACAAGCTAGAAAAAGATGGAAGTGTTAGATGGCTATCTCTCGTGCTCAGATGGGAAGTCAATTGAAAGGTAACAAAATGGCATATGAGAGAAAGCATCCTTCCCCACTTGTGGAAGCCATTGGTAAATTTGTTCGTAAAAGAAAAGCAAAAAAGGATTCATCTAAAGCTACAAAAGCTAATGAAAAAAAAGTTGCAATGCAAAAAACAATTAGAGGTGCCGAAGCTAAAAGAAAAAAAAGCATTTCTAAAAACATGGCTCCTTCAAGTATTAGCTCTACAGGTGATGACGCTAAAGACCTTAATATAATTCGTATGGGTGAAGGTGGGAAAACCAAGAGTAAAGTTAATCAGGCAGGTAACTATACTCAGCCTACAAAAAGAAAGCGTATATTTAATAGAATAAAAGCAGGTGGTAAGGGCGGAGCACCTGGACAATGGTCTGCTAGAAAAGCTCAGATGCTTGCTAAAGCTTACAAAAAAGCAGGGGGAGGTTACAAAGATTGATGGCACTTACTAATAAGAATAGAAGGAAAGTAAAAAAAGTCGTAAAGGGTTTAAACAAAGCTTCAAAGACACACGCTAGTCAGGCTAAAACTTTAAAAGGTATAATAAGAAATGGCTCTAAAAAAGTCTCAAAAAAGCCTTAAATCTTGGACTAAACAGAAGTGGCGAACTAAAAGTGGCAAGCCTTCTACCCAAGGCGGTAATGCTACTGGCGAACGCTACCTCCCTTCTTCGGCTATTAAGTCTCTTAGCTCTTCTGAGTATGCAGCCACATCAAGAGCAAAGCGAGCAGGCAAGGCTTCAGGCAAGCAGTATGTGGCTCAACCTAAAAAAATTGCAAAGAAAACGAAACGATACAGAAGTGTAGTTACATAGGAAACCATCATGGCAGTAGTAACACCAGATCTAGCAGAGTTATTTGAAGAAGCTTATGAGCGAGCAGGTCTTGAGATGCGTTCAGGCTATGATCTTAAAACGGCTCGTAGGAGCCTTAACATTTTAACATTGGAGTGGCAAAACCGTGGGCTTAATCTCTTCACTATTGAATCTAATACTCTATCCATTACGGCAGGTACTGCGACTTATACGCTACCTTCGGACACGATTGACATCCTCGAACACCAAATCCGAACAGGTACAGGTACAAATCAAACCGATACCACCATCCAAAGGATCAGTGTCGCAACCTACGCCCAACAAACCAACAAAGAAACGCAAGGTAGGCCGACCCAGATCTACGTCCAAAGGCTCCCAACGGAAACAAAAATAACCTTATGGCCTGTACCAGACAGCACAACAACGTACACTTTATCTTACTTTAGGCTTAAAGGTATAGATGGTCTGACTTCTGGTATAGGGTCTTCAGTTACATCTGTACCACCACGCTTTGTACCTGCTTTGGTTTCTGGGTTAGCTTATTACCTGTCTATGAAGAAGCCAGAGGTAGCTGCTAGAGCAGCGGCGTTAAAACAAGAGTACGAGTTTCAGTTTCAGCTTGCATCTGGCGAAGATGAAGAGACAGCGTCAATTAAGTTCGTTCCTTTTGATACGTTTATGGGTGGCTGATGAGTTACGCAAAAGCTAAATATGCCTTTGGTTTCTGTGACAAGACAGGGTTTAGATATCCTTTAAAAGATCTTGTGCCTGAGTATAATAATGGCGTAAAAACTGGTTTCCTTGTAGGAAGAGATGTTGCTGATCCAGATCAACCACAAAACTTTCTTGGTAGATTGAAGATAAATGATCCTCAATCTCTGCGTAATCCAAGGCCCGATACTTCTTTAGTAGAAAGCAGAGCCTTATACGGATTTAATCCTGTGGGGCATCAGGGAACTCTTATGACTGCATCAGTTGGAAGGGTAACGGTAACAATAACAGAAGTTGATAGAGTTACTGGCGTATCTGCAACAGGTAGCGTAGGTTCTGTGACTGTATCAGTAGTGACGACAGCACCAAGGTTTGACAGCACAGCAATAACTTTAGACTCTACTACAGACACATTTGACGAAGGATAGAACATGGCTTTACAAAGCGTAGGAATAGGAAGCAGTGCAAACGATGGGAATGGTGATACTCTTCGCTCTGGTGCAACTAAAATAAACGCAAACTTTACGGAGATATACGCAGCACTTGGAAACGGCTCAACTTTAACTGATATTATAGATACCAACGGTGTTATAGATGTAAGCTCTGGCGCAAACAAGATTGTATTTTATTATGCTGCTTTAGGCGATCTCCCAAGCGCGTCAACATACCATGGCGCTGTGGCACATGTGCATGCGACTGGGGGACTGTATTTTGCACACGGTGGAGCGTGGATTCGAGTTAATGATGAGACAACTGGCCCTGTAACTAAATACACCGCAGGAACAAACGGGTCATCCGCTTATACTTTTACTGGCCCTGGGGCTACGTCTGGTAATAATCCAAACTTTACTTTCTACAAGGGGCATACTTACCTAATTAACAACGCAGCTAATGTAAGCAGTCACCCTTTGCAGATAAGAACATCTAATGGCGGCTCTGCTTTCACTACGGGTGTTACAGACAACTACAATTCAACAACAGGACTGACACAATTCATTGTGCCTCATGAACCCTCCGATACATCTTTGGTGTATCAATGCACAAACCACAGTAGTATGGTGGGTAACATAACTATAGTCTAAAGGAGATCAAAATGGCTATGAAAAAGAAAGGCTACAAAAAAGGCGGCGCTGTTAAAAAGATGGGCGGTGGCAGAATGAAAAAGCCTGTTGCTATGAGTAAAGGTAGCAAAATAAAGAAGAAGACAACCGCTAAGAAAAGGGTAGGCGGTAAAATGAAAAAGACAATGTCAAGGGGTGGCGCTGTCAAAAAGATGGTCGGTGGCAAGATGAAAAAAACTATGGCTAGAGGTGGGGCCGTAAAAAGAAGAGTCGGCGGCAAAATGAAAAAGACCATGGCTAAAGGCGGTAAAACACGTAGATAATGCCCTACTTACAAAGTAATATACCGCATTTTAAATGTTGGGTTCGTCGTGAATACACTCACAACCACGAGCAGTATCACGGCGAATTTCTTCATGCTATGGCAATAGCGGTAACAACAATGCCGAATAGATGTTTAAGCTTTCAAGTTATCTTTACAGGATGTGAGGCTGATGAAGAAGGAGATGATAACGTACACGGTGGTGCTATGTGGGCTAGGATGCCCATAACTGCTTTAGTTGCAGATGAGCCGCTTGAAGAGTGGCCTGAGCCTATGGCAGTGCATGATGCACAACCCTGGGACTGTTCTTCTCATACACACGCTGTATACGTTCTTGACAGAGCTACACCATGTCCTTGGTTAGCAAAGATAAATGGTGAAATGTTCCCTGCAAAGTATTTGTTTACTGTTGACTATGCAGAAAACGAAATAGCTGATGATCCTGCACAACACAAACAAAGTCATGTTTTGCAGTTATTGGATGCAGGTGAGTGGACAGGCAATGTCGTTGCGCTTCCCAATAATCGTGTTCGAGTAACACATCCCGCTTGGTTTGAGACTGGGCAAGGCGCACCTGATTTCAGACCTTCACAACATATACACTATTCAAAAAGCGATTTAGACTATACACTGGACGTAAATAGAGTATTTGATAACCTTTATAACGAGGATTAGTAGCTATGGATAAAAAGAACCTTAAACCAGTCCCAGAAGAGAAGAAGACAAGTCTTGGTAAGTTGCCTACAAAAGTTCGCAATAGAATAGGATTTCAGGCTAGTGGCGGTAAAGTTAGTAAGATGGGTATGGGTGGTAAGTGCCGTGGTATGGGTGCAGCAACCCGTGGTGGCGCGTTTACTAGAAATGGATAAGTAGATGAATTACGCTGAGTTACTACAGCTTATACAGGATTACACGGAGAACGATGAAACGTCTTTCGTGACCAATATCCCTACGTTTGTGCGACAGACAGAAGAGCTGGTGCATCGTACAGTAATGATTCCAGAGCTTCGCAAGAACGTGACAGCAAACTTGGATAACGCAAATCCTTATATGGCTAGACCCTCAGACTTCTTGGCACCGTTCTCATTTGCCGTGGTAGATAGCAGTAATAACTACACATTCTTAATTGAAAAGGATGTAAATTTTATTAGAGAAGCATACCCAGATCAGACATCTACTGGTACACCTAAGTACTATTCTGAGTTTGATGGTGACTTTACATCAACAGGGTCTCCGGGTAACTTTATTTTAGGGCCAACACCTAATTCCAATTATTTAGTCCAACTACATTATTACTATGATCCACCTTCAATCGTAACGTCTAGCACGTCTTGGCTTGGAGATAATGCTGAAGAGGTACTGCTCTATGGCAGTTTAATCAATGCGTACATCTATATGAAGGGTGAGGCTGATGTTCTTGCTACGTACCAACAAAGGTATGATAACGCCTTACGTCGCTTAGTAATGCTGGGAGAAGGACGATTAAAACGTGATAGCTATCGCGATGGCGAACCAAGGTTGGAGATGTAATGTTTAAAATAGATGTAAGTGTACCACAGAATGAACAAGTTGTAGGCGTAAAGACTACTAACAATCGTGGTTTTACACCAGATGAACTTGCGGAACAGTGTGTCCAAAAGATCATATCGGTCTCTGATGATGCCCATCCAGGTATAAGAGACCAAGCTCGTGCTTTTTCTAAGCACCTTGAAAAGCTTGTAGAATACTATATGAGACAAGCTATTCGCAGTGACCGCACAACAGTGTATAATGCAATTAAAGATGCGGGTCATCCCCAACTGGCTGAACTTATAAGGAGACTTTGACATGGCCTTTTCAGGAAACTTTATGTGTACATCTTTCAAGGTAGAACTCCTTGAAGGTAAGCACGATTTTACAAACGGGCAGGATCAATTTAAACTTGCCCTATATACTAACAGTGCTTCATTTAATGCAGCTACTACAGCATACACATCATCTAACGAAGTAAGCAACTCTGGCTCGTATGCAGCGGGTGGGGGAACACTTACTAATGTGACACCAACAAGTTCTGGAGTTACAGCGTTTACAGACTTTGCAGATAAAACGTACACATCTGCAACCATTACTGCTCGTGGCGCTCTAATATATAACAGCCAAACAGCGGGCGGCTCTAACACAACAGACACAGTTGTTGTTCTAGATTTTGGTGCTGATAAAACATCCACTTCTGGTGACTTTCAAATTGTTTTCCCAACGGCTGACGCGAGTAACGCTATTATCCGTATCGCCTAAACTCTTACTAGGAGTGACAGGCCATGGCGGATGCCAATGTAATATTCACGGGTTGGGGGCGAGATAGTTGGAGTAGTGGTACTTGGAGCAATCCTGCCACTACTCTTCCCTCTGCATCTGGTCAAGTAGGTACTGTCACTGTAGCGGCAAGTGCCCAGAACATTGCTGTCACTGGGGTGGGGGTCACAACGGGTGTGTCTCCTGTCACTGTTACAGGAGTGGCGACAGTACCTACTACTGGATTGCAAGCAACTGGGTCAGTTGGTTCTGTAACCGCACAAACAAATTCTTCCATTAGTGTTACTGGTTTAGCAACTACAAGTGCTGTTGGCTCTGTTGTTGCCTCCATCCCTGGAGAGATTGCTGTCACTGGTTTAGCAGCTACAAGTGCTGTTGGCTCTGTCACTGCTACTGGAGGTGTTGATGCCTCCGTCACTGGTCTGGAAGCCACTGCTGTCGTAGGTGGTTTACCAACACAACCTATTGGGGTTTCTGCCACTGGCGGTGTGGGTGTTGTCTCAGTCAACGGGGCAATGATTGCTCTTGCAACGGGAGTTCAAGGAACGACTGGAGTAGGCACTGCAACTATAACTGCTGATGCTCCAAACATCCCAACAACAGGGTTAGGCTCAACGGCAAGTGTTGGTTCTGTAACTGTAGGTGTTGGTACAGGCGTTGGCATAAATGTCACAGGTTTAAGTAGTTCTTCTTCTGTCAACTCTGTTACTGCTACGGGTGGAGTTGATGCTGTTGTTACAGGACTTGCCGCAACAAGTGGATTAAACGGAGTCACTGCTACAGGGATAGCGAGTGTTCCAGTCACAGGATTACAAGCAACAGGTATTGTAAACGGACTACCGCAAAACGTCACTGTATTCTTAACAACAGCAGATGCGTCTGGTTGGGGTAGAGCAACTTGGGGTGCTGGAGCATGGAGTCAGCCTGTAGCTACAGATGCAGGGATGACAGCCAGCGTTGGCTCTGTTAGTGTCTCCCTCGTAAAAAGAGTACCTGTTACAGGCTTAGAGGTGACAACGGGAGTTGGTTCTGTTAGTGTAGCCACAGGCACAGGTATAGATGTTCCTGTAACAGGGGTATCCGCATCTGGACTAATTGGGCCAAGAGGAGTAACAGTTTGGGGTAGGATAGTTCCAAGTGAGACCGCAGTATGGACAAAGATTGCACCAAACACAACAACAGAGTATAGTGAAATTAGACCTTAACGGAGATTAATGTTTCATGGCTAGTACGTATACAACAAATACAGGTATTGAACTGATTGCTAACGGCGAACAGTCTGGCACATGGGGCAATACCACAAACACAAACTTACAAATTATTGACCGTTTGACGAATGGTGTTGGAACCATAGCTCTTTCGGGAACCACACATACCCTCACTACCACAGATGGATCTCTTTCTGATGGTCAGTATAAGGTTCTATTATTAGCAGGATCTCCTTCGGGTACAAATACAATTACTGTAGCGCCAAATGATCAGACAAAACTATTTTTTGTAAAAAATGGGTCGGGTCAAAGCGCAATATTTTCTCAAGGATCTGGTGCAAACGTAACAGTAGCAAACGGAGACACAGCAATTATATATTGTGATGGGGCAGGATCTGGTGCAGCGGTTGTAAACCTTACGGATGCCTTTGCTATGAATAGTGTAAACATTACGGGTGGTAGTGTTACAGGTATAACAGATTTAACAATAGCAGATGGCGGTACAGGTGCTTCATCAGCATCTGCTGCAAGAACAAGTTTAGGAGTTGCGATTGGGTCGGATGTTCTGGCTTATGATGCAAACCTACAGGCTTTTGTAACGGCTCTTACCCTACCTACATCCGATGGGTCAAATGGGCAGGCGTTAGTTACAAATGGTAGTGGTACTGTTTCTTTCGGCAGTGCTGGAATTGGAACAGGTAAGGCCATAGCTATGGCTATTGTTTTTGGGTAAAGGAGGCTAAGATATGGCTGCACCAAACATTGTAAATGTAAGTTCGATACTAGGAAAAACAGATCAGTACGCACTTACATCAACTAATCAAACTACGATTTTAAATAACGCAGCATCGAGTGATAATGTTCTGAAAGTGAACATGATCCAAGTTGCAAACGTAGATGGCACAAATGCTTGTGATATAACTATAGATGTACACAGCGCAGACGATGGGGCAGGCACTGCGTTTTCACTTGTTGCAACTGTATCTGTTCCTGCTGACGCATCGTTGGTTGTGTTAGATAAAAGTACTGCAATATATCTAGAAGAAGATATGTCCATTACAGCAACTGCGGGTACTGCAAACGATTTAGAAGTTGTTATAAGTTACGAGCAAATCATCGACTAATAGGAGTCGCACATAGCTAAAGGTAGAGGCGGCTTTATAGGTCAAAACGGGCTGAACGCACCAGATCCTGCTACTAGTGTAAGCGGAACTGCGGGT